AATAACTCAGATTTTATGTATTGCTACTTTGAGCGGAAGCTCACTGCAGCGTATGTATATCTGATGTTATCACTAGTAACAAATCTCGTGTTAATTACTATTATCTTTATGAAATTGGATTAAGGAGGGGCTGGGTGTGCTTGTGGCCTACGCCACTAGTCCGTCTTGCGACGGTTTTCGCTTCGCCTAAGTGCGGAAGCATTTAGGAGTACTGAAATGAGAGAAAGATCTACTACTACGGGGGCCTTTGATACAGTCTTCACAAGACTGAATCAGCAACGCCCGAGCTGTACTGGTGCTTATTCAACGACCAGTTCTACGCTCACTTACGGCGGTGTACAGACAACAAAGACTATTGTTGACACCGAGACTCCTGGGTTTTATTCTCTACTACGTTGTGGTGCGTTCTTGCCTCTGAATGAGGTAACAATTAGCACCGTCACTGAAACGCGCCGTGCTGGTACAGGTGACTCTCACTCTAACAAGGTGGGTGGTTGCTTTAGAAATAAATCAACTGGACCAACACATGCGACAAGTGACATGCCTCCCCTGGAAGATCCTGATACATCTCTGATGGATCAGGTAGCTACCTCTTCTCTTGCTGACGCTAAGTCTGGTGTTCTGGATGGGTTAACTACCCTTGCAGAATTACACGAGACAGCCGATCTTATAAAGAAGAACTGGATGAGAATTGCGAAATTCATATCCTGGTTCCGATCTATGAGCCGGTTATTGTATAGAAGAAATCTCTATGCAATTCGTCGCGACATCAAGGAATCGATACGTAGGTATCGTGCAAAGAAGAAGACGGCGCGTGATCTAGCGTCGTTGTGGCTTGAGTACCGATATGGAGTAATGCCAAATGTGTATGCAATTCAAGATGCGATTAAATCGTTCGAGAAACGCTACGCAGTTGGTACGATCCATAAGGGAAAATCATCCGTTACTACCTCTCTGAACAATGCTACAACGGGGAGTCTCGTTCTAGATGCAAATAGAACTATTAACTATAGTGATATTTGGACTGGTACAAGAACCTACCGTGGTAGCGCCTACGTTCGCATTACTTCTAGTGCAAAACGTGTTCAGTTTGATCCAATCATTACAGCGTGGGAACTTACTAAGTTCTCATTTCTGATTGACTGGGCCGTTGACGTGAGTTCCTGGCTAAAAGCCTGGAGCCCATTTAGCGGTGTAGAAGTGTTGGGCAGTATGGTAAGCATTAAGGATAATTACACGTGGCGTCATAGTTATACTATCGACTACCACTTGGCACAATCCGGTTTGTTTACTAATACAGACGCAACTCAGCGGGACGTCAAAACTTACTCTCGTGTGCGACATGGCGCGGGAATCTTGCCGAGTTTTAACCTTCGGCTTAACTTGAAACGGTTCACCGACTTAGCTGCCCTCATTGTTGTGGGCACCCGAGCCGCTGGTCGAATCACTAACTAGGACAAATTGATATGATTATCAATATTTCTCCCACCATTTCTGGTGGTACTGCGACAACGCTGACTCCTGCTGGCCTTAGTGCCGGCAATAAAGCCAGCTACACAGCCCCAACTCATACGCGGTTAGAACCACGTCTGGTTGACTTCCTCGTCCAAGCTCCGTCGCCCCAAAAGAATGGGGTTCCGGGCGTGGGCCGTAATGCTCTCAAGGTTAATTTTGCGAGTCGTACGGCTGAAGAAGGTTGTTGTTCAGTCTCTGCAGGCAGCATCATCGTGGACATTTCCGTGCGTTGGCCTCTGGATCAACCAGAAGCTTTGCTCGACAGTGCCCTTGAATACGCTGCTACCTTGATCCGCACTGATGCCTTTAAGGACGGTGCTAAGAAAGGTACGTTGCCAAGTAGTTAATTGACCGTTATCGGTTAATTGTTACCGCAACCTCAATCCCGCTTCATTTCATAAACGGAGTTGTTATGGAACATAAGAGTAGATTTAACTCGAAGTTGGACTGTTGTCTTATAAAGACAGCAGAGCTGTTCGCTACATCCAACCTACACGACACTACTGATCTCATTCAAGCGCAGCTTATTCTCAAGTCAATTTCTGACTTGGAGTTTGCGCGAGCTAAGAAGATGTCTGACTGGTTTACGCGTCCTGAGTTCGGGACGCCAGAGATATACTTTCGCCGAAAGCAATTTGTTTCACTGCTTTCAAAAGTTCCTTTCGCTGGTAGTAATGCCAGTAGAAAGCAACGAGCTTTAGATTCCTTTTGGGAGTCAGAGGCACGTTGTAAAAGAACCAACAAGAAGCTACGACATTTTCTCGGATTATATCCGAATAGAATGCCACCTTCTGTGCGAGTAGCTCTTTCTAGAGCTAAACAGTATATCCGTCAGGTACTTGGTCGTTTCGACGAAGCACGACTCACCGAGTTAATTGGTAGGTCATATCCTGGCAGCGGTGTAGCAATAGGTACACAAAATCGTTACCGTGTTAGTCTCCCGTTTAAACTGGGGGACACCGACTTATGTACTACTATACGAGCGCTTCCTTATGCCCGTATGTTGGTTGAGTCGTCTCCACACTGGTGTCTACTTCATTGTAGACCTAGTGACGAAACCGGTATCGCAATTGTTCCCTATGTCGCAGCTCATGGTAACAGATTTACGTTCGTCCCAAAGGACGCACGCACGTTACGCACAATAGCCATCGAACCAGCTCTGAACGTTTGCCTCCAATTAGGTGTTCATTCCTATTTGGCGGATCGTTTAGAAGCTTTTGGTAATAGTATTCTGACCCAGGAGCGCAACCAGAATCTGGCTGCCCTCGCAAGTTGTCGTACTATTGGTAGCTCTTTTGCTACCATCGATCTCGCTTCCGCATCTGATACCGTTTCAATTGAATTGATTCGTTATCTTTTGCCGTCAGCGTGGTTCGGTTACCTTGATGATATCAGGAGTCATTCTGGTACCATCGAAGGTGACATCTTTACCGGAGAGAAATTCTCTAGTATGGGGAACGGTTATACTTTCGCTCTAGAGACGCTAGTCTTTTGGGCAATTAGCAAAGCTTGTATTTCTCTAACCAGTGAAACGGAAGAGAAGTTTTCAGTCTTCGGGGATGATATAATAGTCCCAGATACTGCGGCTTTGTTAACTACTGAAGTTCTCCAGTGGAGTGGATTCGTCATTAACACTGACAAATCTTACTTCGTTGGACCTTTCAGAGAAAGTTGCGGTGCCGATTGGCATAGTGGCCTACGTGTTACACCACAGTACCTTCGCAAACATCGTTTACGGTGTACCGATGTGTATCAGCTCCTAAACCGCGGCGATCCCCTGTTCAACTGGGGGACCGTTCGCGACTACCTCCTTTCAGAGCATCGAAAGAAGGAGCCAGTGTTATTTGGCTTGGAGAATGAGGACC